AGCGTGCGTCCCGGGTTGTTGCACATCATCGCGATGGTCTGGGCGGTCTTGCCGAGGCCCATCTCATCGCAAAGGAATCCACCACCCTCTTTGTCCCGGGTGGTCATCCATCGGACCCCCTCATCCTGGTAAGGCTTGATGAGGCGTCCCACGAACATCGTGTAGGTTTCCAGATGCCCATTGGGTATCGTCCAGGCTCCCTGAATAATTTTTAGTTGTTCTCAAATTCTTCCATAGCTCCCCTTATACCTTCTGTGAGTATAGCGGTGCTTGTACTTGCGCTTTTTGAATTTAACATTCTTCTCATTTTATAGATATTATTTATTCTAGCAAAGGCAATTGCTTTTCCGTAATCTGGAATTGTCAGATTAGCTCTTTTACCAAACCCAGAGAAATATAAAACCATATTATTTATTAGATTTCGCATCCTATCATTCTGATTTTCAAAATTGTTGACTGCAGACTTATTATTTAATATTTCTATACGCCATGCTATTTTCGCTGCACGGACATATTCTTCGTTAGTAAATTTTATTTTTGGTTTTTTAATTGGTCGAGCGGTTTTTGGTTTTGTGATGCCTCTTGATTTCACGCCAAGAGGGACTCGAGCGGTCTTGGGTCGAGCGGTCACGGGTCGGGCTGTGATAGGTGGGGTGTTAACATTCATGTTCATGTCCATGTTCATCCCCGTGTTGCAGCTGGTTAAAATTTGCTTCACTTGTGCGGCATAGTCAGTATTGGAGATAGAATCATAATAGTATTTCTCGTGTAAAAACTCAGTTGTTCTAGAATCCATTTGTATAACGAATATTTTACCTCCTCCGGTTAATCCTCTTCCAGATACATTCCTAATTATTTTAGATGGTCCACTTTTATTTCCAGTATAAACGTATTTAATGAAGTCAAAAAAATCAAATTTACCACCAGATCTTTCATTAAGCTGCAGTCCATACGAAGTCCACAACACTTCTTTATTTTCGGTCATTGTTCTTGGATCGAAGGGTTCCAGTGCCGACCCATCACGAGTTAGACGAACCGGTATGTGTCTCGAAGGATCAACCTGCAGAGCAAATAAAGTATTTTCAAATCTATTGTAATTTTTCGCAAAGAAGTTTGAATTTCTTACTGTGTTACTTGACATTGCGTTCAGATATTTGTTGGGAACTCTCATGTTTCGCGGAACTCCCACAGATTTGTTGCCGAAATTTGGCAGTGTTTTGAGGATGTGCATTCTTCCGTGGTTAATTGCCGCTAGACCTCTTTTCAGAGCAGTCAGCGACGACGAATTAATCCCGGGGATTGCTGATTTAAAAACGACACGCCTTCTCAAAAGACTTTTGTCGATCGTTCCTCTAAAACCACCACATTTTCCACGAGCAAGTCCTCCATGTTCTTTGAGCGCGTTGTCAAGAAATGCCATAAAAAGAGACGAATCACCAAGAAGGTTGAGAATTCTGGGATTTTCTGTGGCGACCGATAATAAATTTTGAAGTGATCTATTTGAAAGTCCATTGTGATTTGCAGGTCCGTTATTAATTTTGAGTCGAAGACCGTATACTTTCTTTTGCTTTGGGTAAAACACCTTTATTGATTTGACAAGTTCTTGGTACTCGTCTGGTAAACCTTCCAAAGCCTTTATTACTTGTTGTTTCTTTGTTTTGCGTTTTCCATTTTTCATACTATTCAATTCCTTTGACATGTTCTCAATGTATTTCTTGAAATCTCTATTTTTTGAAACATTATTTCGAACATACCGCGGTTCCCTTAAGAAATAGGTAATCGCTTTTCCAGGGTCCACGTCTTTCAACTGTTTATGAAGAAGTAAATCTAAATACGCAAGTCTGTCGCCGATCTGACCACGATTCATACCAGGTTTCTCAAGCATCCTTGAAATGGTTGACGTTGAAAACATTCCAAGTAACCTTAACGAAACATCTTTGTTTTGTATCCTATTACTATTAATAATTGTGTTAGTGTTCGCGTTTGCTTGTGAACCTCCTAGACAAAATAAACGCAATTTTTTAAGATAGTCCTTTTGTGACAAAGGTAAATTACGCGAAGGTTCATATTCAGAAATGATACGACAAACGTCTTTTGTAAATTTTAAAATAGTTTCAAAAATTTGGTTTTTATTAGAATCAAGTTCCGAACTGAATGTCTCATAGTCACTCGCGATTTTGAATAACATGGTAATTTCATCGTCTGAAATTAAAATATCAAGCCTTGGCTTGGGAGTTCTTGTTGGTCTGGAACTCATTCTCTAATAATATCTCACAAATTAATAGAATGGCTGAGCGCCGAGGATTTCAGACAGCCGTGTGGGGACCGCCCGCGTGGATGTTTTTGCACACCCTGACCTTTGCCTACCCAGAAGAACCCGACGAGAAGACCAAGCGGACCTTTATGAAGTTCTTCGGTTCGCTGTGTTCCATGCTGCCGTGCAAGTACTGCCGGGCGAGTTACTCAAAGTACTGCAAGACCACGGGACCCCTTGGGCTGACCGACGCCAACTTTGCCTCCAGGAAGACCCTGACCCGGTGGCTCTACAACATTCACGACGCAGTGAACCAGCGCATCGGAAAGACGGATCGTCCCAGTTTTTCGCAGGTCAAGGCGATGTACGAGCAGTTCGTGGCAAGTCCTCACGTGGACAACGAGAAGCAACATGGGTGTGTGAATGGCAAGAAGAGACTCAGGTCGGTGATCCGCGTGGTTCCCAGGGAATGCAAACTTAGTGGAAAGACCTTAAAGATTTACCGTGCTTGTAAACAAAGGTATGTACTCTAATCCACTCGCCGGAAAGATCACAAAGTCTCTCTATGAAGCCGAGTCAGGCAGGCGGTATATTCAAGTGGACAACATTCAATTGAAGATACCGTGGCGATACGGAAGGCCGTACCAGATTCAGTGTGACGACCTCAAGCCCATCATGGACTACAAGGTCGGTGAACAGGTTGAGGTGTGGTGGGAGATCAATCAGTCCAGGATGATTCTTCGCCGTATTCGATCAGGTCCCCACACCTAGTACACACCCACACATGAGGAACCCCCTCATGGTAGAACCTAACTCTAGGAGGTCCTCGGTGGACAGTGAAGTCTTGAAGTTTTTGCATAAGCTCTCCATACAGAAAGTCTGGGTAGGTTCCAGTTTCTCTATGGAAAATGACCACGACCGTTTTGGCGAGTCGGTGATTCACATATCTCGGATGGTCACACGTCTTATAATTGGTTAATATTTTATTGTCCAATAGTAATAACTGAAATATGTCGGGTGGTATTACGCAACTTGTCGCGGTGGGTGCCCAGGATGCGCACCTCGTTGGAAACCCAGAAGTGTCTTTCTTCCAATCATCATACAAACGCCATTCTAATTTTTCCAGTGTGATTGAGCGTCAGGTGATCCAGAACACCCCGGCTGCCAACAGTCTTTCATCAATTCGCTTCGAGCGCAAGGGTGACCTCCTTTCTTATGTTTATTTGGTTAATGATAACTCTGGTACATCATCAAACATTAACTGGAGTACCGCTATTGATAAGGTCGAATTGTATATCGGAGGTCAGTTAATTGATACTCAGCACTACGAGTATTCGGCGTCCATTCACACGGACATCATGGCGAACTCATTCTCCAAGAGTATATATGGACCAGGACCGGGTGGATCTGACCCAGAGGCTCTTTTTTATCCTTTCAAGTTCTGGTTCTGTGAGAACTGGCAGTCGGCGCTTCCTTTGATCGCACTCCAGTACCACGATGTGGAGATGCGGATCTACTGGGGTTCCAGCGTGACCAACACGATGGAGGCATGGGCTCGGTACATCTACCTCGATACCGATGAGCGCCGCATGATGGCAGAGAAATCTACGGATCTTCTGATTCACCAAGTTCAGCGTATCCCCGCTTCTAACTCAAAGACTACGGATCTCACGTTCAACCACCCGGTCAAGTTCATTGCCTCCACAGGCTCCAATTTCAACGCGTCCAACGATGTCCTTCTCCAGCTCAATGGTGTGGACGTTGGCGAGAAGAAGCCCGCGACTCCTCACTACAACCAGGTGTCGGCGTACCACCACACGCAGTTTGGCGTGAACAGTGGAGATCCAGATTCTGGCTTCGAAAGTGTCAAGTTGATGATCCCCTTCTGTCTGGATGCATCCAAGCTCCAGCCCACAGGCACGTGCAACTTCTCACGCATGGACTCGGCAATTCTTCGCCTGCCCGATTCCACAATCAATGGTGCAATCTACGCGGTCAACTACAACATCCTCAGGGTCCAGAACGGGATGGGCGGTCTGCTTTACGCGAACTAAGTGTTCGAGCAGTCGTGACGGCCTTTTCAGCCTGATCCTTGGGCATAAACATGAGCCAGGCGACGGTCATTCTCTCTTGAGTGAGTGTTCCGTCTCTCTTCATAGCGGCACATGCATCTTGAAATTGCTTTACGTAGTCCATAATGGAATTTCAAGGTGTTAATTCTTTAACTAAACTTAGTTGGTCTTGGGGACCTTGAGCAGAGGGACGTCTGCTGAGAAACAACGATTGATGCTGTTGGCAGGCACAGGACCCACACGCTGCAGTCCAGTGATGGAATTCAGGATTTCTGGACCCATCCTGGAGATCAGCTGGCGGTACTGGTAGTTAAGTGGATACGCAATACCATTATCAGACATGATCTTATCGTTGATAAGCTGGTTCGAGGAATAAATCGTGAAGGCGCGACCATCGGCCATACCAAGACGCTGAGACATCTTTTACTTATTCAGTAGATAAAAATCTCTGATGTTCTGAATAAACTTTTTCTTCTGATAAACCCACATCGGTTCACGTTCCTTTATATTCATAGGCTGTGTAATCACATCTTTCGAGTATAGAATTTTAAGAAGAAACCGATATGCCACAGCAAGATCTTTGAAGTTGTTAGCTCCTGCTAGCACCACGCTTCCTGTTTTGAAAATGCTTACTGACATTCCAAACATCTTACATTTCACGGCTGCATATGTTTCTGGATTAAACGAAATTTTAGAAACATACTTGCGTTGTGTCTTGAGCAAGTCAAGAAGCATCATCTGATCGATGCCGTGTGGTACTTGGAACGTGGCATTGATCATCTGTGTTTCCATAGGAATTATGGGGTTATCTTTGATCTCAGGAAAGATCTTATCTACTATACTTTGAATTTCTTGAATAATGTCAAGACCTTCTAGTGGTGTAGATGATCCTGTAACATGGATCTTCCCATTTGGGAATATTTTTACAGATCGGTTCTTGCCATTTCCAACTTGTTTGGAAATTGTTAGTGAATTATTGAAATGAGTAGTTCCTAGTTTCCAGCCATGATCTCCGTCGACGAACTTTTCAGTGAAGGTGTTCAGAGGTGTAGATCCTTTGCGTCCACCCATGACTGTGATGGTAGAGACTCGTAACAATGATGGTTTGTTGCCTGTGACATCATCATACGTTTTTACGATGTTGCCCAGGAATGTTCTGAAATTTATCGCTTGCATATTAAAGAGATAACTTTATTCTTTAATATGAGATGCGATCACTGTAAGAAGAAAGGGATGATATGCATACCCTGTGCTGACTGTGATCGTAAATCTCTTTGCACTGGATGTATCCAACTGGAGAATCACGAGTGTACTGGCATCCTGAATAAAATTCAGTCGCAACTAGATAATATAAAAAAACTAAACCCTAAAATTGCAAGTGAGAAAATTCAGCGATTGTAAAAAAAGGTTAAAAATACTATCATTAGAAGAATAGCAACAACCATAGTAACTCGAGCAGTGTTCATCCATTTTGTGGTTTGACTCGTGGTCGGGTTTTGCTTTGGTGACGATTCCCAAGGGGGAAGTGAATAAACACGTTCAGGAAAGGAAGGTCTGCCGAGAGGATAGTCTTGGGAACCTGGGGTACAATAAAATGGAGTACGCCATCCAGCTGCCATTGTTTTTTCGCAACCTTGACTCACTTCATCATCCTGGGGTGATATTACACCTCCGAGGGCATCGCCGACTGGCTTTACTGAATTTGCCAGGGGTGTCTTGGGGATTTTGGTTGGATCGTAGATATTTTTGTAAGCTCCACCCAAAGCAACACCTGGGGTAAATTCCGCAGGGTCTGTATAGGGATTTATTTTGTTCATGTGAACACTATCGTTGATACGGATAGAGGAAGACATCCTTTTCTAGTTATACTGTCGAAATAAATTCCCATTTTAAAATTTTGCACATAGATTTCCAGATGATATCCTGTTGGGTGAGTTTCTCTTTGGACTTTAATAGTGGAAAATAGGGAAGATACTGATCTTCTCCAAGCAATTCGCAAAATTTATAGAGAACATAAGGGTAACTTAGAAAATTCTTTCGATCTTTTGGACAAACTTGATCAAAAGGGTTTTGTATTTCATTAAACATCAATCTCAAACGTTCTTCCAAAGCTGATGGCATTTCGGGAGGTCTTATTCCAGTTAGAATATTTGTAATATATGGAATATGTTCGTAATATTTATTTTGACGTAATTTTTTTAAAAGTCCTCTTACCTTTGCGTGGGTAATTTTTGAAACTTCTTCAATTCTTTGTTTTTTGAGTTCGTAACGTAATTTTTCTATGAGTTCATCTGGTATGTTTGCGGTTTCCTTTCCTTGAAATTGCTGAACCCATTCATTAAAATGATTTTGTCTTTTATAGCTGTATTGTGTATTTTTTGAAATATCTTGTTCATCCTGATAAGAAAGTCCAGTTGATAAAATATGAAGACTACACCCACAATCTCTGCATATAAAAGATGATGTTGTTTCACATTCATATGTATTTTGTGAATTACACATTTCACATTTATCAATCTGAATTGTATTTTTTTCTGTTATATCTTCATTATTTATCACAGAAAGATCTTTTTCTACATCCCGCATGTATTCTATAAATATGTCGCGACGGCAATTTTCTTCTTGATATCTCAAAATATAAGGTGCTGCCATAGTGATGTACTCATTTTTCTTTACTTCATCATTTTCATACTCTTTTAATTTGAAGTTATAACGCTCGAGTAAACTCATTTAAAGAAAAATGTCACTATAACTTTAAATGTATAATTTTCTTGCAAAGATAGTTGGATGGTGGTACAGCGAAAATCATTATAAAGTTGTGATGCCACTCAAGATGATTTATGATGTGAACACCACCAAGGATTGTCTTTTTCCTTCTGTCGAATGGAAGAGGGTCATGGAAGGTTGGCCTTTGATGAAGTCAGGAGAAATTTATAGTTTATGTTACTATCCGTATCTTCGAAACGACTATTACATTCTTCGCAGAAAGAAGCCAGAGTGTATTGAAAATATTCGTTATGAGCAAGAATATACTTACAGGGGATCACCTTATTCCATGGTGACTAGGGATCCCATGCGAAGGGTACAAGAAATTGAAGAGTCGGATGGTTTGAAGGGACCTATCATGGTTCAGAAGGTCGAAGCTATTATGGAAAATGGCGAGGTGAGAATGTGGGACACGCCACGTTTCCTGCGATATGCTGGACCTAGGTCCGATTTTCATAGCTGCAAAGACATCCAGATGAAGGATCTATTTGAAACTAATGAGGAAGTACCAGATGAATGGCACGTCTATATGTTGGGTAGAAAAGTTGTCATCAGAAAAGATGATTTGCTTACTCCTGACATTTTGGCGCAAGATAGAACCTAAGATCACCAAGTGACGTAACCTTGTATTCCAAAACAAGGGGCATCTCTTCGCCATGGTGCAAAAGTTTCATATTTGAACACATTGATGTTGCTTTAGTAAAAAGATTAAGATACTTCAGCGAAAATGTATCTTTCATAGAATCAAACTTGTCTGTATCAGAATCAATATCATATTCAGTATATTGTTCAGCAAAATCACCTTTACACCTAAAACCTATTTTCTTGAAAGAACGTTCAATAGTTAATTCTGAACCAATATGTGAAATATCTCTGCATAGTCGCTGAAAGTCAACAGTCTGGAAAGTTGTAATACTCTCTACATTAAGATTGGGTGCTTCAAACATTTCATCATTGATATCCAATAGTTTAAGATTAAATGTACTTCTACTCTTTTTGTTACTATTTTCAATTGAAATATTCAGAACATGATCTTCATTAATTTTCATTATCAGGACATCATTAGTAGTAACGGATTTAAGAACTCTAAATACGTTAGTGGTATTAATTCCTACAATGATTTCATTTTCACATGAATATTCTTCAAATTGTTTTGCATCTAAAAACAATTCAACCATCGCCGTCCTGGCATTGTCAAGGGTCAGCATATGAATACCTTTCTTACTGAATGAAACATTAACGTCATTTAGGATATCTTTGAGAACTTCAAAAATATTCTTAAATGCCGAAGCTTGAATTGTTTTAAAAAACATTTACTAGATAAATGCGTTATTTCTTTAAATCGCGAGTATAAAGGTCTTTTAGAAACCGTTTGAAACCTTCTTCACCTTCGTGTTCTAAAAATTCTTTCCAGGAGCTGTATCCTTGTTTGTAAGAGTAAACATTCCCAAGTGATTTAGGAACTTCTTCTGGCTTTGTGATCATCATGTTTAGTTTTGTAATTTCTTGTTTATCTTGGCTTCCAATTCAGGGGTCAATGGAGGTGCCAGGGGAGTTCCATATGATTCGAGATCAAAAAGCCCCTGGACAACAGATGGATTGCCATCAAAAGAAGCAATTGCCTTTGAATCAAACGATTCTATTTCAGATGGCATCATCGCCAGGACCCACTGCTTTACTTCGTTTCCCATTAACAGTCTTCCATCTTTAACGATAAGTGCTGGCACGTGAGTCAGCGCCTTTCTGTAATCTTCAGGGACAGGCACTTCATGAATATTCTGAAATTGTATTTGATCTTTGATTGGACATTGATCCAATAAATTGAAAATCTCAAGACAAAATTCACATCTTGGACTATAAAGCATAAGAGCAAACATCGCCTCTTTACAAGGAACTATGAATTTATCAGGCGATATAATTTCGCGGCAGTATATAAGATGCGTATGCAGAACCTACTTTTGTTCGCACTGGCGGCGGTTGCCCTGATTATATTTTTCAAGTACCGAGAAGGGTTCAAGTGGGACCGTGGATTTGCTGGATTCCGTCCAGAGGTTTCAGGTGTCATCACAGAAGGTAATCTTGAAATCGAAGGTAATGCTATGGAAGATGTTTCTGTTAAGGCTTTGATGATTAAGAAAATTATCGATGCGACCACAGAAACGATTTTTAACACAAAAGGACTTAAAATGTTTCCCATTGAGACCATATTCGTCCAGGTCTTCAACACGGCTGAAAAGGTTGCCGAACTCAAACAAAAACGCCCTGATGTTTACGATGCGTATGTAAATTTTCTCAAGGAAAGAGATGCCATCTCAAGCGGTACACGTGGCGGAGATGGTTATGAGCAAGAGAGACAGTCAAGAACGGCTCTGGTGAACTATTTAGAACAACTGAAACGAAATGAGGACTATGCAACCGTTCCTGACAACATTCCAGCAACCTACAGAGCGCGTTTCCTTTTCCTCGAAACGGACAGGTTTTACGGAACCGAGGTAGATGTTATTGCCATCGGTGATGAACAGGGTATTAAGATTCAGGGAATCACCAGTCAGCCCCTCGATAACGGAGGAAAGATCAAAGCATTCCAGGATGTTCTCAAGGCAGGAGAATGGATGCCCTACAATACCATTGCCAATGCTTCCATCCCCAACAAGTCCGCACTCTCACTCGCCGAGAAGGCAATCAAGGAAAAGTGGGGCGACGGCGATGACGGTAGATATATCGAAACGATTGATCAAATGGTGGCTGCAGAATATAATCCTGAGTATGGCCTGTACCAGTGAGTACGCCTTATTTGCGTTAGTAAAAACTCAAAGATTAATAGACAATGCCTCTGAGAGTGGACGAGGTACAACAGATCGACCACCGAAAGCGAGAGCTAAAAAAGAAACTCTATACGGAGCTGTACGAACGTGCCAGCACCAAAGTAAGGCAAGTCGCCGATCTGGGACTGCACGAAACTTGGGTGCAGGTTCCTTCGTTCCTTATAGGATTTCCTTCATATGATGTGGACAAGGCGGCCCAGTACGTAGAGCGACAATTTATCAATGGAGGCTTTTTCACTCAACTGTATGAAAATGGACAGTTGTTTGTTTCATGGTATCCCAAGACATCCAAGAAGAAAAAGACAAAGACCAAACCCAAGGAACCCGAGAATGAATTTGCATCCTTGGCAAACCTCAAGAAAGCCGCGGACAAATATCGCTGAATTAAATACGTTTTATCAGTAACTATGGACAATAACCTTAATGTTCTTGTGGAAGCCAAGAAGGAACTTCTGAGTCAACTTTCGTCCACTATTTTGCCAAGTGCCTTGGACTGCATGGACACTCTCTATGCGGATGCCAGGACGGAAACGCAAGGAAAACAGGCACTAAAAGCATTCCAGGATAAGCTGGCCAAGATTCCTCAGTGGAATAATTACCAGATCGATACCGAGGTGGGAAAATGTGTGGATCGTTGTGGAGGATGTCTGGACGAGATGGTCGCAGCAGTCTTTGTGGCCACGGTCAAGATCATTTCATCGGTCAGACTCTCCAAGGATTCCAGAAAAGTTTCTCTCAAGATTCCCACCAACGACGTGTTCGTACTGGGTGTTTACACGAACGTCGCCAAGCGAATCTATGAAGACCCTTATATCTATCAAGAGATTGTGAGCCGAAACGATCGCCGCAAGGACCTTATCAGAAGGATGGACGGTGTGGTCGAGGAAACCGTTAAGGAAATGCTCCCGATCAACCAGATATTGAAGACCTACCTGCACAAGAATCCAATGGAAAGACTCCAGGAAGAATCAGAAGAAGCCCACACCGCAGAACTTGGTGATGAAGAATTTCCTGGTGATGGCGAACTTCCCGTTCCAGAAGAGACGGAAAATGAAGATGCAGAGGTGGTTGATCACGGTGAAGGTGTACCTCCTCCCATGCCAGATGAGGGACCCACCATGCCAGAAGAGGAACCCATGGAAGAAACGAAGAACTTTACTTTCAAGGAAAATCTGATTAAAAGGTCAGATCCTTCACCTGGACCATCTATGGATCAAGAGGAGGATTTCTCTATCAACCCTGGTGCGAACCGTTAAACATACTAAAATCTACTTTATTTAATAATGATCAGTGATTCTCTCAAGAACCCTCTTATTGCTGCTCTGGCTGGTGCGGTTATCACAATGGGATACATCCAGTTGGTGGCACGTCTCAATCGCGAGGCACCTCCTAGGAATGCTGACATGATCAAGCCAGCTATTCTAAACGCCATATTGGTGGGTTTCATTGTATACATGGGAATTTCACAACGCGAAGAGATCTATGAAACTCCTTTTCCAGAGATTAGTCGCGGTATGTAGTTAAAGATTTTACTCTAATGAAGTAATACGAAATGGCCAGTGTAGACACATTTAACGAGCTTCTGTTGCAGTTTGTGGATGAGTTGGCCCACACGTTCCCAGAGAACACCATTGTAAAGACCTACAGGAATACGGTCAGTATGCTGATCAAGAAGGATCCTGGTGTCTGCCTGGAAACGTTTATGAAGAATGTTAAGCCCCACGAGGACCTCATTCGCAATCAAGATGAGCGCATCTTCGAGGAACTTTCACGTAGCTATGGAATTTTGAAGACGCTCGATCTCGAGTCTATGTGGAAGTCCGAGCTTTCGGATAAAAGCCGCTCAGCGATCTGGCAGTACGTTCAGGGACTCTATGTTCTTGGAAATAATGTCAGCGAAGAGGAGATTCAGGCATCCCGACAAACTCAGATGGACTTTTCTCCAGAGAAGATTAATCAACTTTTCGCACCCCAGGGCCCGAACGGCGATGACAATCCTTTGGCCGGACTTTTGGGAAATCTGTTGAAACCCGAGATGATGGAAGAGATGACCGCAAAGGTCGAACAGGAGTTCGGAGACGGTCAGGGCGGGCTTGACGAGAATAAGATCATGAGTGCTTTGGGTCCCATGATGAAGAACCTTACTAAAATTCTTCAGCAGACACCCGAGTGAAAAAAATAACTAGTTAATAAATAAGAATGGAACAACCGTGGTTTAGAAATCCATTGCATCTATTTGCAAAGAATAAGGTATTGATTTTTTGGCCCTTGGCCAGACAAAACCCAGTCGAGAGACTTAATGCTGCCACTCGATTCATTCTCTACACCATGGCGATCCTTTATATTATCAATCATGACATCAGAGTTCTTTATCTTGGTCTCACGGTTATTATGGTAATGGCTTCTATGTTTTTGGCCGGCGGGGTCAAGGAAGGCATGAGACCAGCTTCTTTCGAAGATGAAGGCGTTCATTATAACGCAAACACTCCAGGACAAAAGTGCACGCAGCCGACAAAGGACAATCCCATGGCAAACGTACTTCTTTCGGACTATGTGGACAATCCCAAGCGGCCAGCGGCATGCTATTATCCTACAGTCAAGGATAAGGTCAAGGCATTCTTGAACGAGGGCACCCCCACAGATCAGGCAGACATCTATTCGAGCCGAAATCAAGCGTTCCGTGCATTTTACAGCATGCCTTCTACGACCATTCCAAATGACCAATCTGGATTCGCCAAGGCGGCATACGGTCCAGTGGTAGACAAGGTGTGTCGTTCGGACGGTGGGTCGTGCTACCCCAACGACGGGTCCATGTTTGGTCAGTCCAGGATGCCCGAACTTCAACAACTCAGGGGTACCTTCGGCGGCAGTGTTTAAAATCTTCAGTGATAGTAATATGGCTTATCAGCTTAATACATCCAATGTTCTTTTGGACCCAGAAAGTCTTCCAGTGGATTGCGCCTATGATCATGTAATGGCACCTCCAGTAATCAGCAACCTCAATTATGCTGGTTCGGGTCGCGCCTCTACGCCCCTATACGGAACCTCGCCCTATATGGCTGGTAAGGGGGCTCCTGGGTCACTCATCATGGTTGAAGATATGCTCCGACCCCAGTCTACCACATTCTTCAAGAAGGGATACCAGGGACGTGGATACGATTTCCCTTCGCAGGATATGGCATGCTCGGTGCCACTTCGAGCCCGTTCATGGGATCCCACGAGCAGCCGGGCGAATGTTCAGAACGCCGTTTTTGATCGTCGTTATCCAGCCTAATTTAAATCTACTCTAGTTTTAATATGGACCCATTGAGTCTTGTGGCCTTGTTAGGGATTGCTGTGGCAGGTCGTCAAATTGCCAGCAGTGACCGCAAAGAAGGTTTTGCTTCTGCACCGTTGCCCAGTCGTGAAAGACAACAGTTGCCTCATTTTGCCAGAAATATCAACACACCTGGTCAGGGTTTGACTGCCGTTACAGATCTTTATACAGGAACGTATAACCCAGAAAATCCAATGGGTGGTGTCATCAACCCGAAAAAGGAGGTTGTGGCGACCCTTCAGGATACCGCTCCCAATGTGCAGTTCCCATTTGGTCAGCCTGTTTATAACTTGTACGATCGCCAAAATGTATCGAGTCGCATGAACAACCTTACTTCCGTGGAAAGGAGGTTCGTCGGACCAGGACTGGGCGTGCCGGCTAACGTTCCCGCCTACGGTGGCTACCAGCAAGAATTCCGCGTAATGCCCAACAACGTCGGTGCGTACCGTCTGACCACCCTGCCAGGAAGATCTGGTCCCGCCAAGGACTTTGTTGATCGGGGATCGGAACGTCTTAACGTCACGCAAAATCGCCCACAGAAAACCTATCAACTTTTGGGAGGCGAAGATAAGCGTCCGTTGGAGAGAGGTCGCGCGCAGGGACAGGGTGGAATGATCACTGGAATGCGCGAGCGCGAAAGCTACGTGAAAACAATGCGACCCACGGTCCGTTCGGAGACCTCTACCCGCATGGATGGCCTCGAATTTGGCGCCCCAAAGAAATTCGTCTCGGAAGCGACAATGCACGATACCCCGACCCGCAACAAGGCGAACTTTGTATCGCGCATCAACGACGTGGCAGCCCCTGGTATTCACTCTTTCGAGGGAGCCTATCAAAACACACAACAGACCATCCTTTTGCGTCCAGTCGAGCGTGGAAACAAGGGCTATACACCCCCTGGTGGTCGCATGAACGTTCGCGGCTCGGCCACTCAAGTCCAAGGAAAGACCACAAAAACCAGAGACAGTCTTTCCACAGTCGTACAAGGAGGAGCTGGAAATCAGGGCATTGGTCAAAATTACGATATCACTTGGAAGCAGAATAACAATGCCTACAAGGGAAATGTAGATTTCAGGACAAACAATCTGGGACTTGCCGTCAACCAGTTGGACAAGAATCCATTCGCTATGTCACTGGCACAACACTAAACATCATAGATCCTACATTCTAGAGCATGAGGTTCTTCCTTACAGAACATCTCCATGGCATCCAGTTTGTTCTCTTGTTCACGAACCTTTTGATCGTGAAGACGAGAATAAAGCTCCTCATGTTCAATCCAATCATGGACGTACTTGTGTGGATTTTCAATCATCCTTTTTGTGGGTCTTTTCAGTTCAGTGCGCTTCTTGAACATGTACGGCGGCACGTTCCTGAACAAGCAACTGTAGTAGAGCATATTTAAAAATAAAAGTCATTATATTTTTAAGTATGAGACACGAGACGATCGCCATGGAAGTTTCGCCTTTGGAGTTCGAGGGCATCAGGGTTGTAGACTTCGACACCCAGGTGGACGACGATGAAAAGATCGTGATCGTCACGATGTCCAGATACTTCATTGGGGACCTCCATGACGAATGTATCAAGAAAGCCAAGAAGATGTACAAAGGATACAGGGTTAAAACTAACATGGGAATGTAATTCAAGATGATTGAGACAACTACGATTGAAGTACCAGTGAACCCCTTCCACTTTGATGGAATGCGAAGCCTTGGAATACCCATCAAGGTGGATCACAAAGAACAGATGATCTATGTTGATTTTATGTCAAACCAGGGAACTCAAATCATGGAAGATTTCCTTTCGGAAGTTGGTCACAAGTTTCCTGGCTATGACATCAGGGTAGCCAGGCTTGAAAACTAATATAACAATATAATAAATGGAGACATCTGTTATTAAAGTTGCAATAAAACCATTTAAAGGTGATTTAGATGTGACTATCAAAATAAATCACGATGATCAGATAATTTATATTGATAATATTTCTAAATATGGTAAAATAATACCTAAATTTATTAAAAATGAAATTAATATTAAATATCCAGGTTATGGTGTCCAAGCTTGACCGTTGAGAACCGCTCTTGCATACTTAGTGGCAATCATCGAGTGAATCATTGGCCAGTCCATGACGTTACTGGCGGTGATCGATAGACCAAATGGATTTGAGTTTACGAACTTGACAAACTCCTTGCCGTTCTTTTGTGAGTCGGGTGAAGTGTAATACTCCATCTTCTCAAAAGAACCCTTTAGCCACTGAACATGCTTTTCATTTTGAGGATCAAACTGGTCCATCGTTAGTAACTGAAAAGGTTTTTATATCTTTAATTAGTAGGAAATGAGTTCCATAGACAACAACCTTGGCGGCGGAGGAGGAAGTGCCTCTGCTTCAGGAAAGAAAGGAGCCATTCAGTTGAGCGACGGGAACTTCAATTTGACATCCAACAAGGAACTAAAGTCTGACCCCAAGACCGGAACCATCACGACCACAGGGCTGACCACCACTGGGACAATATGGGCATCGACTATTTCAACGTCAAATCTTGTTGCGGATACCGTTGAAAATTTGACAGTCATCGGCGACGCTTCTATCACAGGGGATGCCACAGTAGACGGCACGATCAGCGCCGCCAAGGTGGACATAAGTGGGTCACTCACGACTGCATGGGCAACTGTTTCCGGAACCTTGACGGCAACGTCTATCACTGGAACTTCTGCCAACATCGCTGGAGAAATCAAGGCCGGAACCTTGACGGCAACGTCTATCACTGGAACTTCTGCCAACATCGCTGGAGAAATCAAGGCTGGAACATTGAGTTCCACTGGGAATATTGTGGCAACTGGTTCACTTACAGGAGCATCGTTATCTATAACAGGAAACGCTACAGTTGATAGCAATCTCCAAGTTGGGGATACTATAACTGTTAGAGAAGATGTGGTTGTTACCATAAAGGAGATATCAGCAGGAGATAATCATACCGCTTTGGTAGATACATCTGGTATATTATGGGGTACTGGTGACACGCGTTATCTTGGTGTAGGTTCGCAAAC